TGAATTAGCAACAAACAACATTACAAACAAAATACAACTACAATGGCTTACACACAACAAGCTACCAACGCCGCATTAGCAAGTACTCTCCGAGGGAATAACCCCTTGGTGAACGATCTTGCTAATCGGAGACTGTACGAATCAGCGGTCGAACAATGCAATGCACATGACCGCAGGCCCAAGGTTAATTTTTTAAGGTCGATAAGCGAAGAGCAGACGCTTATCGCAACTAAGGCCTACCCTGAGTTCCAAATCACGTTCTACAACACGCAGAACGCTGTGCACAGTCTCGCAGGTGGACTTCGGTCTTTGGAACTAGAATACTTGATGATGCAGATCCCCTACGGTTCAACGACATATGATATCGGGGGAAATTTTGCTGCTCACATGTTTAAAGGTCGTGACTACGTTCATTGCTGCATGCCTAACATGGACTTACGTGACGTCATGCGTCACAATGCTCAAAAGGATAGCATTGAACTGTACCTTTCAAAGCTTGCGCAAAAGAAAAAGGTAATACCGCCATATCAAAAGCCATGCTTTGATAAATACACGGACGATCCGCAATCAGTAGTGTGCTCGAAACCTTTTCAGCACTGCGAAGGCGTTTCGCACTGCACGGATAAAGTATACGCTGTCGCTTTGCACAGTTTATACGACATTCCAGCAGATGAATTTGGTGCAGCACTTCTGAGGAGAAATGTTCATGTCTGCTATGCTGCCTTCCACTTTTCTGAGAATCTTCTTTTAGAAGATTCGTATGTCAGTCTTGACGACATAGGCGCTTTCTTCTCGAGAGAGGGCGATATGTTGAACTTTTCTTTTGTAGCAGAGAGTACTTTAAATTATACTCATTCCTATAGTAATGTGCTTAAGTATGTGTGTAAGACTTACTTCCCCGCTTCTAGTAGAGAAGTGTACATGAAGGAGTTTTTGGTAACTAGGGTAAATACTTGGTTTTGTAAGTTTTCAAGGTTAGATACCTTTGTACTATATAGAGGTGTATACCACAGAGGTGTAGACAAGGAGCAATTTTATAGTGCAATGGAAGATGCTTGGCATTACAAAAAGACTTTGGCGATGATGAATAGCGAAAGGATCCTCTTGGAGGATTCATCGTCTGTTAATTATTGGTTTCCAAAGATGAAAGATATGGTGATAGTACCTTTGTTCGACGTATCTTTACAGAACGAGGGGAAAAGGTTAGCAAGAAAGGAGGTCATGGTCAGCAAGGACTTCGTTTATACTGTGCTTAATCATATTCGCACATACCAGTCGAAAGCGCTTACTTACGCCAATGTATTATCGTTCGTTGAGTCGATAAGATCAAGAGTGATAATCAATGGGGTGACTGCGCGCTCAGAGTGGGATGTGGATAAGGCTTTGTTGCAGTCCCTGTCAATGACTTTTTTCTTGCAGACCAAATTGGCCATGCTCAAGGATGACCTCGTGGTTCAGAAATTCCAAGTGCATTCCAAATCGCTCACTGAGTATGTCTGGGATGAGATTACTGCTGCTTTTCACAATTGTTTTCCTACAATCAAGGAGAGGTTGATTAACAAGAAACTCATAACTGTTTCGGAAAAGGCTCTTGAAATTAAAGTACCTGATTTGTATGTAACTTTCCACGATAGATTGGTTAAGGAGTACAAGTCTTCGGTGGAAATGCCGGTACTGGACGTTAAAAAGAGCTTGGAAGAAGCAGAAGTGATGTACAATGCTTTGTCAGAAATCTCAATTCTTAAAGACAGTGACAAGTTTGATGTTGATGTTTTTTCCCGGATGTGTAATACATTAGGCGTAGATCCATTGGTGGCAGCAAAGGTAATGGTAGCTGTGGTTTCAAATGAGAGTGGTTTGACCTTAACGTTTGAGAGGCCTACCGAAGCAAATGTCGCACTTGCATTGCAACCGACAATTACATCAAAGGAGGAAGGTTCGTTGAAGATTGTGTCGTCAGACGTAGGTGAGTCCTCAATCAAGGAAGTGGTTCGAAAATCAGAGATTTCTATGCTTGGTCTAACAGGCAACACAGTGTCCGATGAGTTCCAAAGAAGTACAGAAATCGAGTCGTTGCAGCAGTTCCATATGGTATCCACAGAGACGATTATCCGTAAACAGATGCATGCGATGGTGTATACTGGTCCGCTAAAAGTTCAACAATGCAAGAACTATTTAGACAGCCTGGTAGCCTCGCTCTCTGCTGCGGTATCAAACCTGAAGAAGATAATCAAAGACACAGCTGCTATAGATCTCGAGACTAAGGAAAAATTTGGAGTCTACGACGTGTGCCTTAAGAAATGGTTGGTGAAACCTCTATCAAAAGGACATGCTTGGGGTGTGGTGATGGACTCAGACTATAAGTGCTTTGTTGCGCTTCTCACATACGATGGCGAGAACATTGTGTGCGGAGAGACATGGCGTAGAGTCGCAGTGAGCTCCGAATCTTTGGTGTATTCAGATATGGGGAAGATAAGAGCTATACGCTCTGTGCTTAAAGACGGTGAACCCCATATAAGCAGTGCAAAGGTTACACTTGTTGATGGTGTTCCTGGTTGCGGAAAGACAAAGGAGATTCTTTCGAGGGTCAACTTTGACGAAGATCTAGTTCTGGTACCAGGAAAACAGGCTGCTGAAATGATAAGAAGAAGGGCAAACAGTTCTGGTTTAATCGTGGCGACCAAGGAGAA